ACTGCGACATACACGACGCGATCCTGTATTGGTCGGTCGCAGCGATCAAGCAGGACTTCACCGGCACGATCATTGATTACGGGACATATCCAGAGCAGCCGGTGCCACATTTTGCGATGCACAACCTGAAAAAGAAATTGATCGACGTCACGCGTGCGGAAAGTGCAGAGGAAGCAATCGTGACCGGCGTGCAACGTGTTGGTGATGCGATCTGCTCAAAAGTGTACGCGACGCCAGACGGTGACACGTTGCAGGTTGCTGCTATGCTGTTTGACGTCGGGTACAAGCAGGAGGAAGTCGCAAAAGGCATCAGGCTGACAGACTTTTCTCGCATCATGTACGGCAGTCGCGGCGTCGGTATTGGGCCGACGGAAAAGCCGATGCCAGATTACGACGTGAGTGCAAAACGTATGCGGCGTGCCGGGCCGAACCCGAAGCGTCCGCGATGGTACGTGCCTCGCGAAAGTCTCAACGGGGTGCCGATTGTGCGCTTCGACGCAAACTACTGGAAATCGTGCGCCGCAGCCAGGTTGATGCAAAAACGGCAGACTGCCGGCGAGTGGTCGCTGTGGGGCAATCACCGGGTCGACCACACGCACTACTGTGACCACTTGGTTGCTGAGGAGCCGGTGCCAACAACTGCAAAGGGTCGCACGGTCGTGCAGTGGAAGTTGCGACCGAATCAGGAAAACCATTGGTTTGACACGTTTGTTGGCTGCACGGTCGCAGCGTCATTGATCGGCGTGCCATTGCCAGGCAACGCACAGACGCAGCCGGTTGCACGCAGACGACCAAAGAAAAAACGCAACTTTGTCAATTTTTAGGAGAGCAGAGACATGGCAAAACGCAAGCGTGCAAAACTTGAGCAGGCGTCATCCATCACAATACCGACCAAGTGCAAGCGATGCGGCAGCACACGTCGCAGCCGGTACGACAACAGCAAGGTGCTGGGGCCGGGAATCCTCCTGCGTGATGACTTGCCAGGAATACCAGCCGGCACGCGGTATCTAAGTTTGACCAAGTCGCGTTGCATCTGCCTGAAATGCGGTCAAGCACGCGTTGACCAGCGGTATGAGTTTGACGACGCGGCGTTTGGTCATCCGTCAAAAACTGCACGCTCGCAGAACACGGAACCGTCATCCAGCCTGCCGACGACGTAGCGTTTGCGGCTACCGCTGTCAGTGCACAGCACGCAACCGTCAGTCATTGGTGCAACAAAGTACAGGCAGATTCCAGCAATGTCGCTGGCTTGTGTGATGAGGTTTTGCATGATGCAAACAATACCTCGCAGCACAGTTGACCGCAATGCGGACATGCAAACAGGGCAAAACGTCAGGGCAGGCGTAAAATCCCGGCATGTACACGCAGGACCAGCTAGAAACAAAGATTCGCGCGCTTGACACTGAAATCTCGCAGGGGATCAAGAGCGTGACGACTGACGGGACGAGCACGCAGGTCGATTTGGAAGCGAAACGCAAAGAGCGTGATCGCTACATGCAGATGCTGCAAAGTCACCGGGCGCGGCGACCAGCAACCGCACGCATCAATCTGTGGGGTGGGTGATGGCAAATTTGCTCAACCGCATCGGCACGTTGTTTGGTTATGACGCGTTGGAGCCGCAGGGACGACGCAAGAAAACCAGCCGGCACGTGTACCGCGAGGACTACCACACACGCGGCAACAAGCACCGGGGGCTGCAGGAAAACGCAGCCGACTTGGTCCGCAACCTGTCGCTGGCGGGCTGGATGGTCCGCAGGCACTTAGACTACGTCGCACAGTTTGAATTTCACGGACGAAACGACGACGACGCACTCAACCGGCAACTTGAGGCGTTAATGGCAGAGGATGCGAGACCGTCAAAGTGCGACGTTTCAGGCCGTTTCAGTCGCGAAAAGATGTTTCGCCTGGCAGAAGCACGTCGCGTGCTTGATGGTGACACCGGACTGGTGAAACTGCGTGACGGACGCCTGCAGGGTATCCAAGCTGACTTGATCCGCGACCCGGCACGCATCCCAGACGGTGAGCAGTGGATCAACGGCGTGTTGGTCAACGGTTTCGGTCGTCCGCTCGCATACGGCGTGCACAAGCGAAAAGGCTACACGTCAACAGAATTTACGCGGCGAGTGAACGCCACAAACCTGATTCACTACGGATTTTTCGACCGGTACGCAGGCGACCAAGTGCGCGGCGTGTCGCCATTGGTGTCCGCGTGGAATCCGCTGCGGGACGTGTACGAGAATTTTTCATTCGCGTTGGCAAAAGCCAAAGTCAGCCAGTTGTTTGCGATGGCTTTCTACCGCGATTCACCTGACGCAGTCATGCCAGTTGAGGCGGACCCAGATCAGGGATCGCTTGACGCTGACGTTGACGGGATTGAGGAACCGCGCGGATTCCAGGCTTTTATGAAGTCTGACACGCGGTACATCGACCTAAACCCAAACGAACGGGCAGAGGTCATCGAAAGCAAGCAACCGTCAACAGAATTTCAAAATTTCACGACGCTAGTTGTGCAGGTTGCTCTCAAGTCGCTCGACATCCCGTTTTCGTTCTACGACGAATCACACACAAACTTTTTCGGCAGTCGTGCTGCCTGGCTGCATTACGAGCGGTCGTGCAAAGACAAGCGTGACGACCAGATTGAGATGCGACGTAATTACACGCAGTGGAAGTTGCAGCAGTGGATCGCGAGCGGGCGTTTGGTACTGCCTGCCGGCGTGCTGCCAAGCAACGTCGCGTTTGAGTGGGTGCCGCGAGGTATGCCCTGGTGGGATCCGTCCAAGGAAATACGCGGACACGTCGCGGCAATCAAAGCCGGACTCGACACACCGCAGCGAATCTGCCGGGCAACCGGAACCGATTATTACGACAACGTCGACGCAATACAAAAAGCGATTGAGTACGCGGAACAAAAAAGCGTGCCGCTGGAGTTTGCCATGCAGGACGAACCAACGGAGCCAAGCGAATGACGCACCCAGAATTGCCAGTCAAAGAATCACTTTTTCGCGGTGCTCGCGTGCCAGTTGCGGAACCGGTCAACGTGGCACGCAATGGCGGTGACAACGGTGCAGGTCTGCTGTCCGGCGTGTCGCTGATTGCTGCTGGTGAGGCACTTGGTCACGACATGTGGATTGACGACGTCACGCTGTCACAGGTTGCAGAATATGCAAACCAGGGCAAGCACGGCATCAAGTCGCGTTTCACTCATCCAAGCATGTCAGCCGATGGTATGGGCCGGCACTTGGGCAGAATCAAGGACGTGCGAGTTGAGGGTGACCGCGTGCTTGGCGATTTGCACTTTGCCAAGTCTGCACACGCGACACCAGACGGCAACCTTGCAGAGTACGTGATGGAACTAGCGGAAGAAGATCCGGCAGCAGCTGGGCTTTCAATCGTGTTTGAGCATGACGCAGAACGTGAGGAAGCATACCGGGCAAGTTTCAGCGACGACGACGGGTTTGATTCACCAGACGTTGACAACGTCCGCAACCTGCCGCATGTCCGTCTGGCAAAACTGCGAGCTGCTGACGTCGTTGACGAACCAGCTGCAAACCCCGAGGGCATGTTTGACGCACAACCGCTCGCACGCCACGTCGATGACCTGTTGAGCTATGCAGCCGGGTTGTCAGAAGAAAAACCAAAGTCGCTTGCGTTTGGCGTTGATGCCGACCGCGCAAGCCAATTTTTGCAGCGTTGGCTTGGTAGCCACTCGCTTTCCATTGTTTCCGCGCACGATAAGGACAACGAAATGTCGGACGCAACACAGCCTGCGGAGTCCGAAGTTTCGGAAACTGCAGCACCCACACGTGAGGACTTTTTGTCAGAGCTCTCAGCCTACGTCGACAAGTTTGGTGCAGAAAACGGCAACCAGTGGTTTGCCGAGGGCATCGACCTGCAGGAGGCGTTGGGCCGGCAGTGTGACGTTTTGAGTGCTCGCGTTGAGGAACTGGAAACGGAACTTGCCGCAGCAAAAGATCAACTGTCAGCAGCTGCCAGTATTGGCGAGGATCCGATTGACGTTGGCGAGACTGCACCAGTGGACGACAAAGCCAGCCTCGCAGACTTTTTCAGTCAGCCGAGCAGCAACTGATTCGCGGAACAACCAAACAAACAAAAACACCCCCTGACAACAGGAACCTGAAAAGATGGCATCAACACCCCTCCCTATTTCGGAACTGGTCAAGATCAACGACCAAAACGTGGCAGACGTTGAAATCAGCGACTTGCTGCGTGACGCACCCGTGCTTGCACAACTGCCAGCCGTGGCAGCGTCAAACGGTACTTTGCACAAGTACAACAAGCTGACGACCGAGCCGACCGTTGGTTTCCGCAGCCTCAACGATGGACGCGATCACGACCACACCGTGCGCACGACCGTCACCGAAACGCTGCAGATTCTTGACGCATCGTTTGACGTGGACGCCGCAATCTACAACGGCGAAGTGGCAGAAGCCGAGGCACGCAGCCACTTGCAAAGTGCGTTTGCAAAAGCTGAGAAGCAGATTTTCTACGGCACTACCACCAACGGTGACAGCGACGGATTCACCGGTCTGCTCAACAGTTGCGACCTCAACGGCCTGGCTGATGAAATGGTCATCAGTGCTGGCGGTTCATCGTCCAGCGTGCAGTCCAGCGTTTTCCTGCTTCGTGCGACACCTGACGCAAGCGGCATCTGCAGCGTCTTTGGTGACAACGGCGACATCCAAATTGGTGGTGCTTATCAGTCCATGATTGAGGGCACCAGCGGTCGATACGATGCCTGGGTTGTTCCGATTGTCGCTTACATGGCGTTGCAACTTGGCAGCAAGTTTTCGGCAGCACGGATCGCCAACGTGGAATCCAGCCTTGACGATGACAAAATCTATGAGGCGTTGTCATTGTTCCCAGCCGGACGCGGGCCGACTCACATCTG